CTGGTCTGGTCCGTCACTCGGCGCAGGGTGGCGCCGTCCAGCAGCACCACCCGGGCGCCGGCGGCCACGGTGGCGGCGGCGGCCCATTCGGTGCCCAGCTGGGCGCGCAGCAGACCGGTGAGGGTGTAGTCGCTCTCGCCGTCGGTGGTGCCGGTCAGCGTGGCCTGGCGAAAGCGCAGCACCTCGCTGCCCACCAGCAGGGTGTTGATGGACAGGTCGGTCAGCATGGCGTCGCGCGTGCTGCTGGCCAGTTCGCCGCTGACGCGCACGGTCAGCACGGTGGATTCGTCGAACACGTTGCGGCCGTTCCAGGCCGGCAGCGCGCTGGTGGTGGCGCCAAGGGTGGCGGCGGTGTCGATCTCGGCCACGGTTTCCCAGGCCTCGGGCGTCCAGGCGCGCACGAACACGGCGCCGCGCCAGATGTCGTCGGCCGCGGCGCGGTTGGGGCCAACGGCCACGTAGTAACCAGGGGCGTCGTCGGCGTCGCGCAGCAGGGGGATGTCCATGGCTTCCCACCAGGTGGGGGCCAGCTGGCGCACGGTTTCGGTCAGCGCGTAGTCGGTGGACGTGACGGCGGCGGACTGCAGGGCGGCTGGGTCGTCCTGCGCCAGCTCGAAGGTGGCCACGGCCGCGGCGTCGGTGCGGCTGGTGATGCGCATGCGGTACAGCAGGCCGGTGCGGTCGGGCACCTGCAGCACGTCGCCACATTCCAGCGCGGCGTAGCGCAGGGCCGGCAGTGTGATGGTGGCGGTGACGGCGGCGTTGACCTGGTCCATCAGCAGCGCGTCGGCCACCAGTTTGGCTTCGGCCGGTTCCATGCCGATGGCCATCTGCACGGTCTGTGTGCTTTCCTGGCTGCCCAGCAGGCGGTCGCTGTACTCGGTGGCGGTGTTGTAGTCCGCCAGCATGTTGGGGTAGCTCAGCGCCACCTGGGCGGGCAGTTCCATGTCGTTGCCAAACTTGGGCGCGAACAGGGTGGCGCTGCTGCCGGCGTCGGCCGCGGCGCCGAGGTGGTCGCGGCTGATGGTGGCGGCCACGGCGGTCTGGCGGCGGCGGAAGACGATGACTTCCCCGGCCTTGACGGCGTAGAAGAAGAAGGCCGACATCAGCGCTTCGAGCGTGGCGCGGGTGCTGGCCACCTGGGCCACGGCCAGGGCGCGCAGCGGGCGGGTGATGTCCACCAGGTCCGTCACGTCGTATTCGGCCGGCAGGTAGCCGGCGCGCAGCATCAGCTTGTCGACCACATGGTGCAGCGGTTCTGACCCGCGCACGTTGTTCTGCTCGAAGGGGATGTAGATCTGCGTGGTGGGCGTGAGCTGGTGGCGGGTGGTGGGCGGCGTGAATGCGCCAGACCACAACACCGATTCGTCGTACACGAAGTCGTCGATGTAGCCGTTCCAGTTGGGGCCAGACGCATTGCCACCGCCGATTTCCCACGGATCGGCATGATTGACAGGAAGCACCGACCCGCCAGATGTTGGCAGCAACACCGACAACACCTGAACACCATTGACGTAACCGTAGATGTGGCTGCTGGTCTTGGTAACAGCCAGGTGGAACCACTGGTTAAACAGGTTGCAGGCCGCAGCGCTGCTGGTCGTTGGCAAGTTCAGATAGCCAGCGGATCCACGAATGCCGACGGCCAACTGACCAAATTCGTTGAAGCTGATTCGAACGCCATCAGTGACGCCACCAGTCAGGCCATTGGCAAACACGATGCCGCGCGCGTCGGCGTAGTTGCTGTGCGGGCTGTAGAGCCAGCAAGCCACCGTCCACAGCTTGGTGCCCATCGAAATGAACGTGGGCGAGCTGCCGACGGTGATGCCGCGCTTTGGCGTGATGAAGTTGCCGGTGAAGCGGCCGGCCGCACCGAACTTGGCCGGGCTGGTGACGGTGCCGGCAAAACCGTCGGAAGCCGGGGAACCGTTTGGCGTGGCGTCGGTGGGCCAGCGGTGGGTGCTGTAGTCGTTGACGTTGTTGCCGGTGAGGATGGTGGCGCCGACCTCGAAAGTGAGGTTCGGCAGCTGGCCGCTGTTGCCCAGCTGCAGGCCGCGAATCAGCACCGTGGTGCGGCCGCGGTAGGCCGGGGCGTTGCCGGCGCCGACGGCGGCTTCGTAGGTGGGGTCGGGCAGCTGGTCGGCCGCGCCGGTGTAGACGACGAAGTCCTGCCAGATGCCGTCCCGCGTCACGGCGCCGTCGTACACCAGGTCGCCATTGCTCCACGCGCGGGCAATGCCTTGGGTGCTGTTTTCGGACAGCATGACCAGGATGTCCACCTCGTAGGTGTAGCTGGTGACGCTGGGGCCGCTGCCCTTGCCGGCGCTCTGGGTGCTGGCGATCTCGCGCTTGTTGCTGGCCCAGACGATCTGGCCGGCGACGCGCGGCGAGCCGGCCACCCAGGCAATGGGCGCGCCGTAGTCGGTGCCGGTGACCTTGAGGTCGTTCAGGCGCGGGCCCTGGGTGTTCTTGCCGTTGGCAAACAGGGCATTGCCGACCAGGCTGCCGGCCATGTACCCCCAGCTGGCGGCGGCCACGCCCAGGAAGCTGCCGCCAATGGACGCGCCGATCGCGCTGCCAACAGCCGAGATGGCGAGCACGGCCATTACGCACCCTCCCCGGCCGGTGCCATGTCACTGGCCACCGCAAACGCGGGCACCTCGGGCAGCGCGAAGCCGGCCACGAAGCGCATGCCGGGCGAGAACATGAGCCGCGTTTCCACCACGCCGCGCCCGTTGATGGCGTGGATGATGCTGGGCCCGCCGTGCAGGTAGTCGCCCACCACGCCAACGTGCTGGGGGTGCTGGTCGAAAGCCACGCACAGAAAGTCGCCGGGCCGCAGGTCGGCCGGGTGCGGCACTTCGGTCAGCAGGCCGCGCAGGTGGCGCATGAGGCTGTGGCCGTCTGGCTGGCGGGCGTAGCCGGTGACGTCGAATCCTGCCGGCACCACGCCCAGCGAGCGGGCCACGCCGATGAGCAGGCCCACGCAGTCGACCCCCACGCCCTGCAGCCGCGCCTGGTGGCGCCAGGGTGTGCCCAGCCAGGCGCGGGCCTGCGGCACGGCGGCGGCGGCGGTGGCGTGGCGGGGTGCTGGGTTGAAGGCCATGGCGGTGATCAGGTCGTCGTGAGGTCGTCGGTGGTGGGCCGGTGCGGCTCGCCCTGGAAGTTCACGACGTTGGCGAACTTGGTCTTGCAGTCCTCGGTCAGCCGCTTGCGGCACCCGGCCACGGCGGTGAAGGTGTCGCCCACGGCAATGGCCAGCGCGGCCGGCAGGGTCAGGGTGAACACGCCGCCGGTGGCGAAGTCGCGCACCTTGTGCGTGGTGCCAGCCAGCGCGCCGGTGTTGATGGTCACCAGGCCTTCGCCGAAGTAGTCGGCCGCCTGGGTGGCGGCGCTGGCGGTGAACTGCTGGCTGCTGGCCACGGCAGTGACGGTCAGCGCGTGGGTGAAGGCGGTCAGGTCTTTGTTGCACTGGCCCAGGCCGGTGGCGCCCAGGCGGGAACGGCAAGTCTTGCTGCTGACAATGCCCACCGGCTGCTGCAGGCGCTGTGCCAGGCCGCGCAGTTCCACGGTGACGGCGGCGTCGCCCAGCGTGACCTCGCCCAGGGTGCCGGCCATGCGCACGTCCACGTCGGTGCCGATGGCTGGGGTGGCGACGTCGAGCCGGTACTTGAACAGCCAGAAGCGCGTGCCGCGCCAGCGGCCGGCGCGCACGTCGTCGTGGGTGAAGACGGTGCCGTCGTCCAGCGTGGTGAGCTCCAGGTTGTCGACCTCCAGCCCGGCTGTGGCCACGATGTTGCTGACCAGCAGGCCCTGGCTTTCGGTGAAGGTGAACGCGTCGTCCGCCAGGCCCCAGGCGGTGAGGTCCATGTCAAACGGCACATCGGCACTGGTGAAGCCCAGCAGCGTGCCGTCTGCGCGCGCCACCAGCAGCGCGTAGGCGGTGCTGGCGTAGCCCGGGGCGTAGTGGGCCAGCAGAGGGGCGGGCAGGAACTTCATACGCGCACCTCTTCCACCTCGATGCCGGGCCACTCGGTGAGCATGCGGTCGCCGCTGCCCAGCACGCGGAACACGGCGGCCGGGTCTTTGAACGCGGCGGGGATGTGGAACTCGCCCGCCCAGGTGTAGGTGTCGCCCGCCACGTGGCCGGTGACGGTGACGCGGCCGGTGGTGGTGTCCAGCGTGCTGGTGCCGGTGATGTCGGTCGGCACACCGCCGCGGGTGCGCCAGATGCGCGCGCCGGCCACCGGTTTCTGGATGGGCCGGGTGAAGGTGCGCGCGCCGTAGGTGTAGACGCGGTTGAGCTGGTACACCCCGGCGCTGACCAGCGTGGTGCTGGTGTTGGCGGTGGTGGCCAGGTGGTCGCTCCAGTCCTTGAAGCGAAAGGCGTCCGCATCGCCACCCACCACCCAGAAGAAGGCGCGCAGCGCCTCGAAGCTGTGGCGGTCTTGCACCGGGTGCGCCAGGCTGAATTCGTGCAGGGGGTACAGGGCTTCGCGGTTGGTGTCGCGCTGGCCGCTGGCCATGTAGGCCTTGCTGTTAACGAAGCGCGGCCCGCCGGTCATGTTGGCGCTGATCTCAGCCGGGAAAAGTTCTTCGAAGAAGGCCATGGCGTGGGCTGTTTTGGTTCTGGTGGTCAGCCGTTGCGGGCGTTGGCGATGGACAGCTGCCGCGCGATCTCGCGGCCGAACTGCTGCCCGGTGGAGCGGCTGGCGCCGCTGGGCATGGACACGTTGATGCTGTAGTTGTGCGAGGTGCCGCCGCCCTGCAGCGCGTGGTTGGGCACCACCATGCCGCTGGTGGCCGGCTCGAACCACTCGGGGCCGTTTTCGCCGACCACGTAGCCCTTGCCGGACTGCACCGGCCCGCCGGCAGCGCGGAAGCCGCCAAACAACGCACTGGCCGCGCTGCCCAGCAGGTCGCCCAGAGCTCCGTTGCTTCCACCACCGCCACCGGTGAGCAGGTCGCCGAACAGGTACTTGCTGAACTGCGCCGCGGCGGCCTGGGCCACCATGTTGTTCAGCATCTTGGTGAAGGCGTCGCCAATGTTGCTGAAGTTGCCTTCCATCAGCTGCTGGAAGCTGTTGCCTAGGTAGTCCTGAATGTTCTGCGCGGCGCGCTGGGTGAACTGATCGAGTTCGCTGATGGCGGTGGTGGGGCCATCGCGCAGGGCCTCTTCCAGCGCCAGGCTCTTGCGGGCAAAGGTGTCGAAGCTGATGACGCCAGCGTCCAGCAGCTGCTGCAGCCGGGCGGTTTCGATGTTGAGCTGTTCCAGCGGGGTGCGGGTTTCTTCCCACAGCCGGCGCCCCTCTTCGGCCAGCTCGGCGCTCTTCTTGGCGGCCTCCTCTTCGAGCTTGGCGAAGTCCTTGCTGATCTGGGCCAGTTCCTTGTCGGCGTCGATCTGCCGGGCGGTCTGCTTGAGCTGCTCTTCAAGGGCCGGTGTGGTCTTGCCCAGCGCACCGACGCGCAGGTCGGCCAGCAGCTTTTCGTAGACGGTCAGTGCCTCGGTGGCCTGCAGCTGCTTGCGCAGGCTGTCGAGATAGCGGTTGGCGTCGGCGTAGGGGTCTTTTGGGGTGCTGGCGCCGCCGGTGCGGGTGTTCTTCTTGTTCGGGTCCTCGGGCACGTTGAGCGACGGCCGGCGAGTCAAGCGGGCCAGCTCGGCGGCACTCTGGTTTTCCGCGCTGTAGAGGTTGCCGGCGCGGCCCAGGCGGGCGGTTTCGGCAGCGCTCTCAGCGCCACCACTGTCGCCCATTCCGTAGAAGGCCTTGACGTTGTCTCGGTAGTTGGACAGTGCGATTTCCCAGAAGCCTTTACCCTGCTTCTGCCCCTCGCGGAACTTGTCGATGACCTGGTTGAGTGCGGTCACCACGTCGATGGTCAAGGTGCGCGACACGTCGCCGGCCGATGCCTGCAGCTTGAACAGTTCCTTGTTGAAGCGGTCCACCTCTTCGGCCTGCTTGCTGGTGATGCGGGCGTTGAGGGCGCCGGCTTCGGCCAGGTCTTTCAGGAACGGCCCGGCTTCCTTGACGGACTTGCCGAACAGCTCTTGCACCGCGCGGGCCTTGTCGCCGTCGTCCGCGTAGCCCTGCAGGGCGACCGCGGTGCGGCGCAGGGCCTCGGCTGGGTCCAGGCGCTTGAGTTCGGCAATGTCGAGGTTCAGGGCCTTTAGCACAGCGCCGGCACCCTTGTCGGGGTCGGCCTCCTTGAGCACGGCGTTGAACTTGATAAGCACGCCGGACACGTCGGCCAGGCCTCCGCCGGTTTCACGGATGAGGCCGTCGAGCGCGCTGATGTTCTCCACGCTGGACCCGGTGGCGTCCGACAGGTCCTTGATTTCGTCAATGGCCTGGCGCGCTTCGTTGGCCAGCGACACCAGGGCGCCAGCCGACACGGGCACCGCCAGCGCACCCAGGGCGGCCACCGCGCCACCCTTGAGCCCGTCGAGGTTGAGGCCCAGCTTGTCGGCGCTGCGGCCGACGCTGGCGAACACGGCGGACAGCTTGTCTTCGCCGGAGAGGATGACTTTGGCCTGGTTGGTCATGCTGTGTCCGTCAGGCGGTCAGTGCAGCAGGCGGTTGATGCGCTCGACCTGTGCAAACAGATCGGCCGGCGTGATGGCGGCAGAATCGGGTTCGCCCGCCTGATCGGCCCATGGATCGGCCGGCAGAAGGTCGGCCGCAGCCCAGAGCGACTTGTCTCGCCTGGTCAGCGGACCGTTGTGCGCCGACGCGAGCAGCTGGGCGTGCTGCAGGCGTTGTGCCGCCGGGTGCAGTCCTTCCGCGCTGTACATGGTTTTCCACTCGCCAAACTCCTGTGCGCTCATGCGTTGGCCCAGTTCTTCAACCGTGCAGCCCAGCCGGTGGGCAAGAACGTAGGCAAAGCGCCGGTCCGGCTGGTCAATCAGTTTTTTCGGTTGGCCTCGGGGTCGTCACCACTCAGGCGCTGGGCCACCTTGAACAGGTCCAGCGCGGCGGCAGGGTTCTGCGCGCCGAACACCGCCCATTCCTCTGCGGTGTAGAGGGGCAGACCATCTCCCAGCTCGACCGCGTGGGCCAGGGTGTGGGCCACCAGGTGCCCACCGCTGAGGCGGTTGCGTTCGAGCTTTTCGGCCAGCAGCAGGCCGCGCACGATGACGTCGCCGCCCAGGGCTTCGACGGTGACGGTTTCTTTCGGCAACACGGGGGCGCGCACGTCGGCGCGTTGGATCAGTCCCATGGCGATCAGCTTGCGAAGGTGGTCAGGCGGCCGCGCAGGCGCAGGCTGACGGGGGTGGTGACGGCCTGGCCGCTGCTGCCGGCCGGGGCCAGCGCGGCGCTGGCGTAGGCGGCCATGAAGATCTTGGCGCCGGTGGCAAAGGTGAGCTGCACGCAGCACGGGGTCTTGCTGTCGTCGAAGCCCTTGAGGGCCAGCAGCGCCGGGTCGGCCGGGTCCCACAGCGAGCCGAAGCTGAACACGATGGGCGTGCGGTTGCCAGGGATTTCAAAGTCCTGGTCGTCGTGGATGGTCTGGATGGTGATGGCCGCGGCCTCGCCACCGCTGACAGACACGTCCTGGAAGGTGCTGGCGTTGGCGCCCAGCGTGACCTCTTCGGCGGTGCCACTGACGAAGGTGTCGTAGGTGGTGGAGTCCACGCCTTCCAGGGTGAAGGTGTCGGCAGTGGGTGTGGCCAGCACGCGCACCACGCGGTAGTCCAGCTGGCGCATGCCGCTGACCTTGAGCAGCAGGATGTCGCCGGCGGTGTAGCCGTGGGCGGTGGAGGTGGCAACGGCCGGGTTGGCCTTGCTGATGCCGGTGATGGTCTTGGGTGCAGCGAGCACGGTCTGCACCGCGACGGCGACCTTGCTCCAGACGTTGATGTTTGCCATGGTGGGTTCTTCCTTGCTTTGGTTGGTCGGGGGTGGTCAGGTCAGAGTGCGACGTCGGGCGTTTCGCGGCGCGAGAGGGTGCTGAACGTCCAGGCCTGCTCGCGCGAGGCCATGAGGCGGTCGCCGTCGCCGCTGGCGACCAGTCGGCTGGCGTTGAGTTCGATGCCCAGCTGACACAGCGCGGCCAGCGGCGCGCTGGTCTGGATGAGCTTTTCCACGTCGAGGCCCAGGCTGCGCGCTTGCAAGGCGGCGCCGGTGCCGTTGGCCACGACGCAGTTGATCTGCACCGCCAGCTGGCGCTGGTAGGCGCCGTGCACGGTGTAGGTCTGCACCTGCTCGCCATCCGGCGCTTCGTCCACCAGGATGGCGGGCAGCTCGGACGCCTGCAGCGGGTTAACCCGGTCAACGAACACGCGCGCGCCGGCAGCGGTGGCCCCGGCCACGAGCGTGGTCTTGATGAGGTCCAGGATCTGTTGCTGCAGGTGGGCCATGGTTCGATGCGTGTGTGTGGGTGGCGGTGACGGCTGTGGTCAGGGTTTGCGCAGCAGCAGCGTGGTCATGCCGGTGCCGTCGGGCTGCATGTCGGCCACGGCCCAGGTTTCGGCACCGATGTCGACCACGCTGCCCTGCACCAGGTCGGCCACGTCGGCACTGCGCGCCAGCGCGCTGGGCCCGGTGGCGTCAGCCAGGCCGCCGAGCTGGGCCGCGTAGCCGTTGTCGAAAATGACCTGGATCTGCACCACTTCGCCGTGGCGGGTGGTGGCGGTGGCCACCGACCCGAACTCGTCAGACGAGAGGAACAGGGACAGGTCTTCTTCGAACGGCATGGCGGCGGCTCGGGGTCAGGCCTTGAGGGCTTCCAGCGCGGCGCGGGCGCTGTCCAGCGCGCCCTGCGCAGCAGCCTTGGCAGCGTCGTCAGCCGCCGCGGCCAGCACGGCTTCGGCATCGGTCACAGCCTTCTCGGCTGCAGCGATGGCCTCGGCTTTGGTGTCGGCCTTGCTCTTGGCCTTGCCGCCGGCTTCGGCAGCGCCGCAGGCGATCAGGGCTTCGGCCTGGCGCTTCTCGGACACGTCGAGCACGTCACCTTCGGCGTAGCGCTTGCCGTCGTGGCGGATGGGGTGCAGTGCGGTCAGCTTCATGGATTCACCTCCTGGTCGTCAGGCTGCAGCGGGTCAGGCCACGGCGTTGGTGAACAGGAAGCCGGCGGACGCTGCGGCCAGCACGGGTGCTTCGGAGCGGGTGACCGGATACAGCCAGCTCTTGGCATTGCGGTCGAAGTAGGGTTCTTCGACCTGCGGGTAGCCGCTGAGCTGGTACGTGTAGCCGTAGCTGGGCAGGCCGCCGCTCTGGGCGCTGGCCATGTTGGTGTAGGCGACGATGACGTCCTTGCCCCACACATCGGTGAAGGCGGTACCGGCGTCGTTGCTGTAGATGGCGTCGCCCACCACCACGCGCTGCACACCGAACAGGCTGGCCAGCAGCTCGGCGGTGGCCACGTCGCGGCCGGTGTACTTCATGCGGTCGACGACCTTGGGGTGGTGCTTGAGCTTGTCCATCACCAGGGCGCCCATGACGATGGTGTTGGGGCGCTTGCCGGTGGCGGCGCGCACGGCGCTCTTGGCGGCCTCGATGTCGTCGATCGGGTCGCTGGTGGCGCCGTAGTCGCTCCACTGATCGGTGCCAGAGAGCGTGGCCTTGTTGGATGCGGCGTAGCTGGCGGCGGTGCGGGCGATGTCGGCAGCGGCCTTCTCGTGGCGCAGCGCCATGATGGCCTGCACATCGTTGATGGCACGGGCACCCAGGTCAATGCTGGGGCCGTTCATGGCTTCCTGCTCGATCTCGACCGGCACCATGCCTTCGAGGCTGTAGTCGACCAGGGCATAGGCCGCGCCGGCGTAGCCGAAGCGCACGCGCTTGGTGTTTTCACCGGGGGCGCGCTGGCTCTGGTAGAGCATGAAGCTCTCTTTGCCGAAGGCGATGATGTTGCCGGCGCGCAGGTTGACCGGCACGGTGGGGAACAGGGCCGAGGCGATCATCTCGCTGTTCTGGTAGCCCTGGGCAACGGTGGTGAGGACCGGGTCGATGACGCGGGCTTGTGCGGGGTTCATGGCGGACATGTGGGTTTCTCCGTTGAGGTTTTGGCTGTGAGGTGTCTGATCAGTTGGGGATCAGCAGCACTTCGATCTGGTCGCCGTTGGCAGCGGCTGCGGTCAGCGCGCGGGCGACGGTGACGCCAGCGGATTTGGTGACCAGGCGGCCGGTGGAGCCGACTTCGAGCGCGGCGCCGGCTGCGACGGCCGCGCCGGCAATGGCGATGCCGGTACCCAGCGCGGTAACCGGCACGCGGGCGCCCGATGCGGCGTCGGTCTCGGCCACGCCGACAGCGTTGCCGGCTGCGGTGGCGACGGCGCCGGCGGCCGTGACAGCCTGGCCCTGGGTGATGGTTGCGGCAGCGGTGACGCCGATGGTGTGAACGGATTTGGCAAGTGCGGCCATGGTGAAGAGCTCCTGATGGTGTGGTGGTGAGGTGGATCAGGCCTGGGCGGACTGCACGGCCTTGACGGCGCTGACGTAGTCCGTGCCGGGGTGTTCGGCCTGGTACTTCTTGGCAGCGGCGTCCAGTTCGGTCTTGCTCATGGCCTTGCCTTCGGGCTTGGTCACGGTGGCGCCGGGCACCAGGGCCAGCGGCTTGGGTGCTTCATTGCGCACGGCAGCGCCCTGGGCGGTGATGCGCTCGCGCTCGGCGGTGATGACGGCGGCCGCGGCCTGGGCGCCGGTGGTGGTGCCGTCGAAGGCCAGGCGCTCGATCAGCGCTTCGTGGCCGGGCAGGCTTTGCGCGCGCACGTCGCTGATGCGCTGGCGCTCGGCGGCAGCGCCGGCGGCGTGGCCTTCGGCGCGGGCGGCGTCGAGGTCGGCCTGGCTGAAGGTCGGGGCCGCGGGCGCGGCGGTGGTGGCGGCCTGTTGACCGCTCGGGGTGGTGCCGGACATGGAGGTTCCTTTCTGGTCGGCGGTGGCGCGGGCGGTCTGCCCGACTTGGAATGAGCGGCGGCGCATGCCCGCCAGCTCGGTGATCAGTTGGTCGGTGGTGGCCACGCGGTCGGCCAGGCCCAGGCTGACGGCGGCTTGCCCGCGGAAGGTGTTGGCCTGGGTGTTGCGCACGGCCTGGGCGTTGAGGCCCCGGTTGCGCACGACGGCGTCGACGAACAGGGTGTAGAGGCTGTCGATCTCGGCCTGCAGGTCGGCGCGCACGCTGGCGGGCAGCGGCTCGTAAGGGTTGCCGTCGACCTTGTGGTCGCCCGCAAAGATGTGGGTGACTTGCACGCCGTCGTTGGCCAGCTTGCGCGAGAGGTCCACGTGGCGCATGACGACGCCGATGGAGCCGACGTAGCCGGTGGCGGCGACGGCCAGCTGGTCGAACGCCGAGCCACCGAGGTAGCCGGCCGATGCGGCCAGGCTGTCGGCGATGGCCCACATGGGTTTCTTGCCGCGCAGGGCGTGGATGCGGTCGCTGTACTCGAAGGCGCCGGAGACTTCGCCGCCTGGTGTGTCCATCACCTGCAGCACGGCGTGCACGTCGGGGTTGGACATGGCGTCTTCGAGCTGCAGGGCCAGTTCGTTGTAGCCGAGCAGGTAGCTGCTGTTGCCGTCCATGCGGCTGCGGTGCACCAGGGCGCCGCTGGCGCTGATGACGGCGACGCCATCGGTGATGCCGTAGCCGGTGTCACCACGCGCAGCGGCCTGGCGGGTGCTGAACATCTCGGCCGGCAGGGCCAGAGCCTGGTCGATGCCGGGGCCGAGTTCCAGGCCGCTGCCCAGCAGGCGCTCACCCAGCCCGGCGATGATGGCGTCGAGCTTTTGCGGGTGGATCAGCAGCGGCGTGTTGAACAGGCGGGCTGCGAGGTGCGGGTAGTTCATCGGTTGGGCACTGGTTGGTCAGTGCCGCCGATTCTGAAAACTTGGCCTCTTAAAAAATAGGCCAAATTGCGACAAGTCGATCAGCCGTTGCGCGGCCCGGTGTTGTCCCCTGGTTGAACAGGGGGCGTATCCGCTGCAGGCGCTTCAGTGGTTGTGGCCTGGGTGGGCGCGCCGGCCTTCTGCACGTAGGTGCCGTCGGCCTTTTGCGCGGCCACTTCCTTGGCGCGCTGGCGGTGCTTGACCTTCCACGGCACGCCGTCGTAGGCCACGCTCTCAGCGTCCAGCGTGGAGATCTCCAGCTCCACGCGATCGCGGGCGGCGGCCACTTCTTTGGCGGGGTCGAGCGAGCCGGGACCATCGCCTGTCCACACACCGGCGCACCAGGCGGCGCGCACGACGGGGTCGGCAAAGAATCCAGGGGCCTTGATGCGGCCGGCAATGATCTCTTCGGCCAGCCACAGATCGTGCACCGGGTCGCAGATGTTGGTGATGAGGCGGTCGCGCCGGCGGCGCCAGAACCTGGCCGCCATGAGCATGGCGCCGCGCGCGGCGGTGTAGCTGCTCTGGAAGTGCATGATGAGCACTTCCACCGGGATCTCCAGCGCCATGCCAATCTGGCGCACCATGGCGAGCCAGAACGGGTCGAACGCTGGGTTGGGCCGGGTGGGCGCCACGGATACGGGCTCTTCGCCTGGCAGCAGGTTGATGGCCTTGCCGCTCTCCATTTCACCGGACCACTTCCCGGCCTCTTCGACGATGGATGCCTGCGCGTCTTCGGAGAAGATGTCCTGGAACGCCTCGGGATCCATGCGCAGGAACACGCTGAATATGCTGCTGGTAACCGCGGCGTTCAGTTCGGCTTCGGTCCAGCGGCCCAGCTGCTTGAGCGGTTCCAGGATGGGGGCGATCCACGGCACGCCGCGCACCTGGCCAGGACGCAGCGGCTGGAAGCTGTGCAGCACGTTGCGGCGACCGGTCTGGCTTCCGCGCAGGGGCACGCGGGTCCATTCGTTGGTCTTGCCCAGGGCGTCGGCCGGGTGCAGCCGGGCCACGTGTGCGGCCACGGGCTCGCGGGTGGTGGGGTCCAGCTCGATGCCTTCGATCAGGTTGTCGGTGTTGGGCTTGTTGTCGGGGTTGCAGACGCGGTCGGCCTCGATCAGCTGCATGGCCAGCTGCGTGCCGGCGCCTGGGCGCTCCACCATGGGTGTGAGCCAGAAGATGTCGCCACGCTCCAGCTCGGATCGGAAGCTCAGTTCCTGCAGACCGTAGAAGTTGAGGTTGCGCTCCAGCGCCACGTCGGCCGACTTGCACCAGGCGGCAAACCGGCGGTCATGGTCTTCGTTCCAGGCTTCGGCCTCTTCCTCGGTCAGGCCGAGGAACTGGTGGTCGATCTGCGCGCTGAACGACAGGCCTGTGCCAACCACGCCGTTAACGGTCTGCCCGATCGCGCCGACCGCGATGGGAGAGTTGCGCATCTGGTCGCTGCTGCGGGCGCGCAGGGCCTTGAGGTCGGGAACGATGTCGGTGGTGGCCGAGCCGGGCCGGGTGAGCCAGCGCGAGAGCTGCACCTTGTTGATGCCGGCGCCGGTGTATCCACCGCTCATGGCCAGGGTGGTGCGGGCCACCAGGCGCTCGGCGGCCATCTTGGGGGCGACGTAGGCGATGGCCTTGTCGAGCAGGTTCTGGCCACCAATGGCGGCCACGGCGGCGTTCAGCTTTTTGGATGCCATGTCAGAACCCCACGCGGATGGTGCGCGCACGGGTTCGGCCGCTGGCGCGCTGGCTAAGCGCCTGGACCTTGGCGCTCCAGTACTCGATCTTGGCCGTGATGTCGGCGGCGTCGGCATAGGTGAGCTGCCGGTCGGCAATGCGGTAGCTCTGCTTTTTCGAGACGGCCGCATCAGCCGCGACCCAGAGGTCGAGCTGGGCCTGTGCAGTGGTGAGGGTGATTCCTGCCATGTGTGGGCTCCTGTGCGCGCGAGTCTGCCGGGCGGTGGGTGGCAAAACTAGGCCAAATTGCGACTGGTTCCGTCGGGCGTAAGTGGCGGCAGCGGTGTTATGCGACGGGGTTGTCTGCCGAATCCGTGTTATGCGTGTCGAACAGCCCGGACTGCGGGCATCCCCGCGATAGCCAAAGGCTCTCCACTCGATCACGCGCGCCATCGGCATGGGCCGCAGCGTCGATGCGCTGCCACCCATCGAAAAGTTCGTCGTACAGCGGGCAGCGATAGCCGCTCACCACCACCGCGCCGCGCAGGCTGGCCAGCACTTCCGCCAACTCGCGGTGCTGCTGGTCTGTCATCTCGTGCCGGTAGGCTTGGCTGCGCTCGCGCATGTGCCGCGTCTCGTGCACATAGGGCGGGTCCACGTAGTGCACGGCGTCGTCGCAGTCGTGCTGTTTCATCAGATCCAGCGCGTCGCGGTTCTCGATCACCACCCCACGGAGTCGCTGCACCACAGCGCGCAGATGGTCGGGGAAGTTCATCCAGTCGTGGGCCGGCGTGGTCCCGCTGCGGTTGCTGTTCGCTCGAAAGCCAGTCACTTGTCCGCTTGCGCCGGCACTGCCAAAGCCCATGAAGGCCCGGATCAGCGTCCTGCGGGCTTGCTCCAGTGGCTCGCCGTCCGGCTCATAGGCCTCGACAAACTCGGCGCGCGCAAATGGCGTCAACTCCGCGGCCCTGGCCAGCGCCTCGCCGTGGTCGCGCGCCACCCGAAACAGATTCACGATCTCGCCATCCAAGTCGTTGTAAACCTCGGCGTAACTGCGCACCTTCTGCAACAGCACTGACGCGCCGCCGCCATAGGGCTCCACGTACACGCGGTGCTTCGGCAGGTGGCGCAGGATCCAGGGTGCCAGCTTCCACTTGCCGCCGTGGTAACGCACCAGCGGGCGCCTTGGTGCCGCCGCCGCGCCACGCATAACACTTCGCTCAACCTGACCCGCCACAGCGGGCCTGTGGTTGGGCAAGGTCGGCGCGTCCTGGGTTGCTTCTGTTGTCATTGCGCTGTGTCGGTCAGGTTAGCTTGGGCGTTGGGCTGAACTCGTTTCGCCCATGAATACTCCCTCCCGCCCATGCTTCGACCGTCTGACTTCCGAAATCGACGTTTCCAGGTGGTTTGTTCAACCCACATCACGCCACCATCCAGCCGCGCGATTTGCACCTTCATTGGTTCGTCCCAAGCAAACTCACAATCAAATGACCGCGCCCGCACAGCGACAACTCGTCCGACGTACTTCCCGCACCTGATGGGCATTCCGACAAGGGTTCCGCTGTAGAAGCCTTCGCCCAACTCGTCGGTCGAAGCCGACAATTCGCTGTCGCTCATTGCTGTTCACCTTTGGTGTTGGGCAACCATCCAGCGATCCAATCCCGAGCAGCCTCTACTGTTTCAAACAGGTTGCAGCGGCCATGATGGAGCCATGAGCCGACCGGTCGCAGTGATCGGGCCTCAAGAAACGGCGGGCCAGCCAGCACAACGGCCACCGGCTTGTGCATCCAAAGTGCCATGCCGACCTCGATCAACGCGCCTTTCAATGGAAAATCTCCGCGCTCGGCGTAGAGGATCAATCCATCGGATGCGCGGACCTCGGCCTCGATTCGATGCCAAAGGTCCGCAAAGTCTCCGGTTTCTCCTTCACCTGCCTCGTCAATCCAGGTTGACGCAATGCGCCAGCCGCTGGCTCGTAGTGCCCTCCACATCTGAGGTCGCTCAAGCAGGCTTGCGCGCGATGCGACGTACAGCAGCGGGTTGCCCAACTGTTCGCTCGAAACGACGCCAGTCGGCGCGGTGGTTTGGTCTGTCATGGTGTGTCCTTCTGCGCCGTCTGGCGCGTCTCAGCGGTGGTGTTGGGCTCTATGCTTTTCACGAACGGATTCTTTGGTGGTGGCAGCGGCCTGGGGTGCGGGGTGCATAACGCGCACCTTGGCTGAGTCAGGCGCGGGTCATTTCGGGCGCCCATCTCAAAGTCCCACACGATGCACACAGCAGTTCCGAGAAGTCGTCGCGGCGCGGCCTGGTGTGTGCACTTCCCGCCGTTTCGAAAACTGGTGCAGTTCACATTCACGGGCATTTCAATCTCCAAGGCTTCCGTCTGGCCCAACAAGAGAATCCACGCGACGGCCACGCCGCGCGTGATCCTCTGCGTTGGACAGCCGGTTCAACCAGTCGCGGTTCCACCAGCGATAGAAGGTCGATGGCCCGGCCTCACAGTGCCATGCGCCCTGCTCGCGCATCAAGGCCAGCAGCCGCTTCCCGGTGCTGCGCTCGAACTCGAACGCATCCCAGCACCAGTTCCCGAACATCGGCCGGTGCGCCTTGAATCCGAACCACACGCGGTGAATCCGCAGTCGCATGCGCACGTGGTCCACAGTCAGAGCCACGCCTCGGCCCCAGTCGTCGTGCACCAGCTCGGCGTCCCACGGGTGCCGGCCCACGCGGTACAGGGCCTCGGTCTGCGCCATCCAGGCGCGGCCAGCGAACATGCCGTTCCGCTCGTTGTTGCAAGCGAAACTCACCCGTATGCGGCGCGGCTGTCCAACAGATCGCTGCACCCGACCCACAAGGGCCGGCGGCTTTGTCACGGTGTCATAGGTCATGGGCGGCCCTTGTGGTCAGGTGAGCTTTGCGTTCGTCAGCATGTCATCCAGCACTTCCACGCCGTCGATGTCGTGCACGTAGATTCCGCCGCAGCCGTAGCTCCCGGGGCCACTGCCGATCTGGCCAAACCCGAAAGCCCAGCAATCCCATGCCCTTCCAGTCCACTTCGCGCTGAAAGTCATTGATTCGTCAGCGGGACCACCTGCAGTCATCGGCCAGCGATGAGAACCGTGGTCTTGAAACACAAGTGCCCCGCGTTTGATGCGGACCTGTCGAACTCGTTGGTCAACCGGACCAGCGCCGGGCGTTGTTTCCGTGTTCATCGTGTTTCTCCTTCCGGCGTAGGCCGGTTACCGTTGGTGTTGCACATCACCCTCCCCCGCCGCGCTTGATGTAGCGGTAGAGGGTGGCGCGGTGGATGCCGTGGCGTTGCACCAGTTCCTGGTCGCTCGCGGCGCTGTTGAGGGCTTCGCGCGTGATGCTGGCGCGTTGTTCCTCGGTGAGGTGTTTGCGGCGCTTGGCAATGCGCACGCGCAGGCCGCCCAGCTCGGCTCGCATCAAGGCGTCGAACTGCTGGACCTTCTCGTCGGTGTCCATCGGCCCAAACTCGCGCGCCCGCTGGATCAGGACCAGCAGCAGGTCGGGCTCGGGGTCTAGGTGGCGCGAGTCGGTCACCGACCACCTCCCCTGCGCAGTCCACTGAGCGAGATGCGCCCGCCGACGACGACTGGTTTGCCGGGCTGAGCGGGCGCAGCGCGATCAGGCGCGACGTTCTGCGGCGCTGGATCCGACTGGTGGTCATCTTCCACGCGCGCAGCGCGATCGCCCACGGGCTCGACCATGGGCGCGTCGGGCTCATCGGTCGCCGGCCGTTGCGGTGCCGGCAGCGCGGCGGGCTGGTCGTTTTGTTCGAACAGGTCTCCCACGGTGGGCACCAGGCGATCGCGCAGTAGTTGCCAGGCGTGCTCGCTCTTCTTGTGCAGGCCCAGGTACATGGCGGCGGCCACGTTGTAGCCGGTCAAGTCCAGCGGTTCGTTGGGCTCGCCCTTCTTCTGTTCCCACCAGCTGACCTTGCGGCCACGCTTGAAACCGCTGGTGCGGTATTCGGCCACGAGGCCCTTGAACCAGCTCTCGGGCAAGTCCTGGCTGAAGTGGATGGCGCCGGGGCCCTGGGCGAACTTCCAGCGGGCCTGCAGGTAGTCCTTGACGGTGTCGGTGCCGATGATCCACAGCAACGGGCCGCGGCGCTCGGTGCGGCCCTTCTGGTCGACGCCGACCTTGCTGGGCTTGTTGCCGATGATGGGGCGGTTGCGTTTGTTCGAGTCGCCCTTGACGGCATAGATGTTGCGGTGGCGGCGAGGCTGGCAGAAGTCGTACACCTCTTGCGTGCGATTGCCGTCACCCGAGTCGACAAAGGCCGCGCTGATGGGCAGGCGGCAGCCGCTGGCGTGGCGGTACCGGCCCTTGAGCAGTTCGTCGGCCTTGTCCCATGTGGCCTTGAGCGCGGGGTCGCCGTGGATGATCTGGTAGTCAACCACCCAGGCTTCCATTCCTTCACCCCAGGCCATGACCTGAAGCTCCAGACGGTAGGCCTGCACGTCGATGGCGGCGGTGAGCACGATGCCGCCGGCCGGCACGGTGGTGAGGCGGTACGGCTCGGCGCGGGCCATGAGGCCTTCGTACCGCGTGGTTTCCTTGCTGCGCGCCCAGACCTTGGCCAGGCGTGTGTTGTAGAAGGTGACCATGTCGGTGTCGTCCCCCTCTTCCAGCTTTGCCTTGGCGGCCCGGTATTCTTTGAGCAGGCCGATCCACGGCAGCCAGCCGTAGGGCAGGAACATGGCCGAGGCTTCGAAGCTCTCGGTCTCGCCGTCACCGGGCACGCCTTCGCTCCACAGTCCGGCGGCGAACATGCGGGTCTTGTCGCCCTCGCTGTGCAGGCCGCCGCACGCTGGGCAGGGGTAGTAGGCTTCCTTGCCGTCGTCGCTGGCGATCAGACACGGGTCGCCGTTGGCGTCGAAGAAGTCCAGCGGCATGGGCTGGCCGCAGTGCAGGCACTCGGCCAGGGCCACGTGCTGCGTGCCGCGTTCGTACAGATCCTGGATCGGGCTCTCGCCCTCGATGGTGGGCGAGCTGGGGTAGTAGGTCTTGCGGTCCTGCTGGTGGCTGGTCATCCGCGCTTCCAGCAGCTTCTCGGGCGAGCCTTCGCCGCCCACGTTCTCCCGCGTGCGGTCGATCTCGTCGAACACGCCGTAGGTGGCCGACAGCTCGGAGAGGTTGGCCGCAGCGCCGGCGGTGGCGATGTACAGCGCGCCGCCCGGGTAGGCCTTGATGTCGTTGTTGTTGGTCGACACGCGCGAGGCCGGCTTGGCGAAGCGCTCGCGCATCACCGGGGTGGCGGCCACCACCTTGTCGATACGGGCGGCGGCGCGCTTGTGCAGCTTGCCGGTGGGCACCACCCAGATGAAGTTGCGCGGGCGCTGGTGCACCGTTTCGCCCAGGAAGTTCAGGCCCACCTGGCTCTTGAACATCTGCGACGCCACCTTGGCCACCACGCGCTTGCAGGGGTGGTCGGCGCTGAGGGCCCGCATCACCGCGCGGGCGTGCGGCGTGCGGGCGGTCTTGTACTGTCCGGGCTCACTGGCCCCGGTCTCTTTGGGCACGACCATGTTGTCATCGGCCCAGACGTCCACCGGCTTGCTGCTGTTCGGCTCGATGCCGCGCGCGAACGCATCGAGCAGCAGGTGGTAGCCGTCGTGCAGGTCGTTCAAGCGGCCTCCACCTTCACGGCCAGCTTCTCGCGCAGGCGCTGGGCCAGCAGTTGCTGGATGGTGCGGTTGTGCTGACGCAGCACCCGGGCGCAGGCGTCGGCGTTATCCAGCACGGCCAGCTCGGCGGCCAAGGTGTTGACCGAGGAGTCCATGGCGTCGCGCACCTCGCGGGCGATGTCGAAGCCTCCGCGGTTGATGTCGGCCACGTCGCGCACCTCGCCACGCTTGCGTGCCAGCTCCAGCTCGGCCAGCTGGGCGTTGGCCATCTCGGTGCGCACCCGGGCGGCGGTGTAGCCGTCAGCTGCAGGGGCAGCTACCGTCGCAGCAGGCAAGGCGGGCGCCTGGGCGGCCTCACCGGCCCCAGTCAGCAGGTCGCCGCCGGCTTCGGATACGTGTCCACTGCCGTCGGTGGCACCCACCCGGGCCCGCGTGTTGCGCGCCCACTGGCTGTCCGCCAGCTGCTGGTCGATCAGCTTGTCTGGACCGAACGCACTGATGCGCTGTTCGTCAACGGCCTTGCGAACCGCCTCACGCGATCCACCAGGCAGGCCCCGATCCTTCCGGGACCGGGCGTACTCGGCTTGTGTCAACAGGTTCGGGTCACTTTTGGCCATGTGTCAACCTGTGCGTCAACTTTTCCCCAGCCGCTTCGCTAGCGCTTCCTCGCGATCGATTCGCCC